ATGAGCCTGTCGGAGACTGCATAAACAGACAGGCACTAAAGCAAGCCATGTACCATGAAGCATTTGAAGTTGACAGCGATATGCAAAAGTGGGACGGTGGATGTTGGATAAGGTATAAACTTTTTGAAAAAATAGTTGATATTATGCCTTCCGCTCAACCCGAGCAAAAAACAGCTCATTGGTATAGTCCGTGTGACTATGATCCTCCTGAATGGTGCAGTAATTGCCATACACGCACAAGGTGGGCTTTTGACGATGGCTATTGCCCTAAATGCGGGGCAAAAATAGAAGAAGGTGACGAAAGGAGAAGTGAATGACATTGAGCGGTATTACAGCAGAAATGGTAAAAAAAGCAATTAAAAAATGCCATTGGAGAAAGAAAGTGGCAGGAATAGATATTTGTGCCGGTGTATGCTTACCATGTGAGAAAGCTATAAACGATGGCAAATGTGACATATTACTTAAAGCAATAAAGTCAAAAGGAGAAGTGAATGACAATGAGTGATATTCTCAGACAATCCAACGGCAAGCCCTGGCTTACCGATGAAAACAAGACCGTACCGGCAAAATGTCCGATCTGCGGCGAGGATGTGGGATTGTTCCTTATGGGAGAACCTGTATTTATCTGCAAGGGCATCGACGAACACTATTTCGGTACGCTGAAATTTCCGGGAGGTGATGACAATGTCTGATCTGCATATCTACGGACATTTTCAGAGGCAGGAGGAATAAATAATGCTTGAATTTTTCATAGGTGCCGCCGTCGGAGCTGTTTTCGGCGGAGCGTTCGGGGTGTGTGTATTTGCTCTGATCAGTGCCGGAGGTGGGAAGGATGATTGAATTAAAGCCGTGTCCGTTTTGCGGTGAAATACTTCAGTCGGAATGGAACGAAATACAAAGTTGTCTTTCTTTGTATCACCAAAGTATGTTAATTGATTGTCCGCTTCGTTTAGGCCTTTATATCTGTGCGTCCAATAAGAATGAGGCTTATGCAAGATGGAACAGGAGGGCTGACGATGCGTAAGAAAACAACAAAACGCGAACGGTGTTTCGTAAACGCTCACTGTTCATACGATTGTCCGAATCTTCAGATCGATATAGCAAATGAAAGATACGGCTATGGGATTGCTGATGATATGGGACTTGAAAAAATCAGCTGTGAAGATTGCTGTTATAATTCAGCCAAATGCAGCGACTGTCTTTTTGAACATAGCAAAGATTGTCCCGAATATAAACAAAACGGGAGGGGATAGAGTGACGGCGAGGGAGTATCTCGGACAGGTCAGGGCGCTTGACGATCTGATAAATGCAAAGCAGAGGGAGCTGTACAGGCTCAGACTGTCTGCAACATCGTTATCAAGCCCGACATTCGGCGAAAAGGTACAGACAGGCGGAGAAAACCGTTCAATGCTGATAATCGACAAGATAATAGCTATGCAGGAGGAGATCAGTGCGGAGATCGACAAGCTTGTTGACCTGAAAGCGGAGATCAGGGAGAGGATATCAAGAGTATATAACCCTCAGTTCATCGCCCTGCTGACAGACAAATACATAAACGGGCTGACGCTTGAGCAGATAGCGGAGAAAATGGACAAGTCTTATGAAACCGTAAGAGGATGGCACGGAGAAGCGTTACAGATTTTTCGGAAAGAGAATAATATGTCATAATGCACAAATCACGATATATTTTTTTGACACTCAATTACCTGTTAATACCCCTTGTAAAGTCGTAAAATGATATTATGATATATGGACGGGGCAGCAGGAACCGGTCCTGTCTTGCCGGCTCCTGCGCCGTCTACTATGTCGTGTGAAGTCATGTTGTGTCCTTTCTACGCTGCCGGAACACAAGACCGGCGGTCCCCATGGCAGAGTAGAGCAATGGCAGCTCGTCTGGCTCATAACCAGAAGGCTGGTGGTTCAAGTCCACCCTCTGCAATCTATGTCATAGTGATACACACTCCCGAAAAAATGTGCAAGAGCCGTCCGTTTGGGCGGCTTTTGTGCTGTAAATGTGAAATGAGGTGAGCCTGATGGCACTTACAAAAAAGCAGAGAAGATTTGCCGATGAATACCTGATCGACCTTAATGCCACTCAGGCAGCGATCAGAGCAGGATATTCAGAAAAAACGGCAGGTTCAATAGGACAGGAAAACCTGAAAAAACCTGAAATCAAAATTTATATAGAGGAGCAGCTTGAGCGTTTGCATAATGAGCGTACTGCTGATGCACAGGAGGTCATTGAGTATCTGACCTCTGTGCTCAGAGGTGAGAGCGAAGGTGAGGAGCTGGTCAACGAATTTGAAGGCGACGGCATTTCTCATGCTGCGCGTGTGACGAAAAAGCCTTCCGAAAAGGACAAGCTCAGAGCTGCAGAGCTGCTGGGAAAGCGCTTCGGGATATTTACTGATAAGATCGACTGCAGTGTAAAGGTGTCTGATAAGCTGGCTGATGTTTTCGCTCAGATCGGAGGTGAGGGGCTTGAAGAGTAAATTTCCTCTGTCTCCGAAATACATAGATTTTATCAATACTACAGCTGTGATGGCTGAGTTTCTTGAAGGCACTACGGCATCCGGAAAAACAACAGTCGGACCAGGGATCAAATTTATGCGTATGGTATCGGCTTCTGACAAAAAGCTGCATATCATCGCAAGCAAAACGACAGGTACAGCTGAGAAAAATATCATCGGACAGGATAACGGGATCCTTGATCTGCATACCGGAGCTGTGTATTACGGCAACGGCGACAAGGATAATAAGCTGCCGCATATCAAATTTGAGAGGAAGATCATCTATGTTCTGGGGTATGATACCCGGGATAAATGGGAGAATGTTCTCGGCTCACAGTTCGGCTGCGTATATATCGACGAGATAAATACTGCTGATATTGAATTCGTGCGAGAGCTTTCTACAAGAAATGACTATCTGCTCGCAACTCTGAACCCGGATGATCCCGGATTGCCTGTTTATAAGGAATTTGTCAACCGAAGCCGTCCGTTCCGGAAATATGCCGCAGATGTTCCTCCTGAGATAATGGCGGAACTGACGGAGCCGGCTGTTGAAGGGTGGCGTTACTGGTTTTTTACTTTCAATGATAACCTGAGTCTGAGCGCAGATGACATTGAACGCAAAAAGGCGGCAGCACCGAAGGGCACCAAACTCTATAAAAACAAGATCCTCGGTCTGCGCGGAAAGTCTACCGGTCTTGTGTTCAGCAATTTTGAACCGGCACGGCACATTATCACTGAAGCGCAGCTATGGGCGCAGACAGAAAAAGAACCGAAGCGCGGCAGTGCTGCTGAGCATTTCGTGCAGTTTTCCGCAGGACTTGACACGGCATATTCCCAGAAGTCGTCTGATACGATAGCTATGTCATTTATCGGAATAACAGACAGGGGACGGCTCGTAGTGCTGGATGAGCAGGTATATAACAATGCGGAGCTCTCAACGCCCATTGCACCGTCTGACACTGTGCTGCGCTTTATTGATTTTCTGGAGAAAAACCGGGAACGCTTCGGTTTTGCGCGGAATGTCTTTATTGACAATGCAGATCAGGCAACGAAAACCGAGCTTGAAAAATACAAGCGTGAAAGTGGATGCGTTTATATTTTTAATAATGCCTGGAAGAAAATGAAGATAATAGACAGGATCAATCTGCAGCTCGGGTGGCTTGCACAGGACAAAATGCTGGTTCTCGATAACTGCAAAGTTTATATAAACGAGCTGGGAGTATATTCCTGGCGTGAGGATAAGGACAACGAGCCGGAGGATGGGCACGATCACATGATCAACAGCGTGCAGTATGCCTTTCTCCCGTTTGTTTCACAGATCGGGGTGAATAAAAAATAATGTGGATAGTAGACAGGGTGAGAAACATGATGAGAAGCTTTTTGCAGATAGAGGCGGCCCATTCGGCAAGTATAACGATACAGGAACGATTTGACTACAATACCAACGCAGCAAAGAACCGTATCTGGTATCGGGGAGATGCTTATGAGCTGGCGCAGCTTTACAAGCAGATCGATGGCGTGAAGGACAGCTTCTGGGCGGCTGTTCCGACAAAGGGAATGGACATCCGGAAAATACATGTCGGTGTGCCGGCTCTGACCGTTGATGTGCTCTCATCTATTGTCGTTGCTGATATGTACGACGTCAAGCTTCCGGAAAGCTTTACTGAAAAATGGAATCAGATCACAAAGCAGAATGATATCAAGGACATTATCAAAAAGGCTGTGTCAGAGGTGCTGATAGTCGGAGACGGTGCATTCCGTCTGAGCTATGATCCCGAGATCTCTCCGGAGCCGATAATTGAGTTTATTGCCGGCGACGATGTGGAATATGAGATGAAACGCGGCAGAATAACCGAGGTTATATTCAAGACCCAGTATTCGGACGGAATAAAAAGCTATGTCCTGCAGGAGCATTACGGATACGGCTATGTGCGCTACGAGCTGACGCATAACGACCGGCCGGTATCCCTTGACAGTATCCCCGAAACGAAAGGGCTTGAAGATGCCACCTTCGACGAAAGTGTAATGCTTGCAGTGCCGCTGATGTTTTACCACAGCAGCGTATTCAAAGGCCGTGGTCAGAGTATATTCGACTCAAAGACTGACAGCTACGACGCACTCGACGAAGCATGGAGCCAGTGGATACATGCTCTGAGAGGCGCACGTCCGCAAAAATTCCTACCGCCGAATTTCGTGCCGAAGGACCCGTTTACAGGCCTCGATCTTATGCCGAATCCCTTTGACAACACCTTTGTGCAGTCAACCGGAGGAATGAGCGAGACAGGACCGACACAGCGTCCGGAGCTTGTACAGCCGGAAATACCGCATGAAAGCTACCTTGCGACCTACATAACAGCCCTTGACCTTGCGCTGCAGGGTGTGATCTCTCCCTCGACCCTCGGTATTGATACCAAAAAGCTTGACAATGCCGAAGCACAAAGGGAAAAGGAAAAGACGACCCTCTACACCCGGAACCGGATCGTCACAGATCTGCAGAAGGTGCTGCCGAAGCTCATAACAGCAGTGCTGCAGCTTAAGGAATGGGAGGAAACAAGACAGATCCCGAATATTAACACGGAGGACATTGAAATTCCCTTCGGCGAATATGCAAATCCGTCTTTTGAATCTCAGGTCGAGACAGTCGGCAAGGGTCATTCCGCAGGAATTATGTCCTATGAGGCGTCGGTTGACGAGCTGTACGGCGACACAAAGACAGAGGAATGGAAGGCGGAGGAGGTCTCACGGCTCAAGGCTCAGAGCGGAGTTGAGACAGTGCCGGAGCCGGTATTTACGGAGTGATGAAGTATGCCCTACGATCTATCCGTTGCCTTCGAGGCAATAGAGGACGAGCTGATCAGTTCTATGGTGCGCAATCTCAAGCGGCACCAGGCAGAGGAAACGGAACAGGGCTTTCAGTGGGAGCAGTGGCAGGCGCTGCAGCTGTGTGCGCTGGAGGATTACCGCAAACGGAATCAAAAGAAATTCCCGCCCCGTTTTAAAAAGCTGAATGCTCAGATAGAAGAAGCCATGCGCAAGTCTTATGGCGACGGCAGGACAGAGCAGGAGCGGCTGATCCTGCAGGCAATACGCCGGGGCTTTAAGGGCTACGGAAGAAATGCTCCTGCCTTTACGGGCGGAAGTCTTGAAGGCTCATTCTTCGAGGTCAACGACCGCAAGCTGGGCGCTCTGATCGAGGCCACCACCCACGATATGGAGCGTGCCGAATACGCCGTCCTGCGCCGGGCTGACGACCAGTACAGGCAGGTAATATACAACGCTCAGGTCTATGCCAACACCGGCGCCGGGACGTACAAAAAAGCCGTTGACATGGCTACCCGGGACTTTCTTCGTGCCGGTCTTGCCTGCGTAGAGTACAAAAACGGCAGCCGTCACACCTTAGAGGATTACGCCGACATGGCTATTAAAACCGCCGGCAAGCGTGCCTATCTGCAGGGCGAGGGTGCCATGCGTGACGAATGGGACATCCCTACAGTCATTATGAATAAACGCAGCTGTCCCTGTCCTCTGTGTGCTCCCTTCGTCGGCAAGGTCTTTATCGACGATGTGTGGAGCGGCGGCAACAAGGACGGCGTATCTCCTGTCACCGGGCTTAAATATCCGCTGCTGTCAGATGCGATTTCTCAGGGGCTTTACCATCCACGCTGCAAGGATGTGCACACTACGTATTTCGAGGGCGTCAGCACTCCGCCAGAGGGCAGCCGGTACACAGCAGAGCAGCTTGATGAGCTTGCCGAGCGCTACGACGCAGAGCAGCGCCAGGGCTACTGTGAACGGCAGGAGAAGCGCTACAGCCGGATGAGTAAGTACAGCCTTGATGAAGAAAATCAGCGCACATACGCCGCCAGAGCGCAGGAGTGGGGAGAGAAGGCAGGGAAGTATGAACAGGCTGCGAAAACGATACATAGTATTTCAGCTGAGAATATTACAGAAAATCAAAAAAATGGTGTTGAAATCAGCGATAACAGTGGTATAATAAACTATAGATACTCTTCCGATGTCAGAGCTGAAGTTCAGAAAGCAGTTGATACAGAATATGAAACAACGACTGCAATATTCGGAAAAATCAGTACAATAAGTAGTGTTGAACCTTTAACGTGGGGACTAAAAAGCACATACGGAGAGTTTAATGATAATTCGGGTGTGCTTGCAATTCGTTTTGCCGATAAGAAGGATTGTTTGAAGAAGCTTGCTCAAAAAGCAGCAGAAATGAAAAAAGACGGAAAATGGTCTACTTCTCACCCGATGCACGTTATCAGACATGAAATAGGTCATGCAATTCAGCTTGAACATATGAGAAATGACAAAGGCTGGAACGAAAAGTTGAAGAAGATAAAACTGATTATGGATGGTGCGGATGATAAAGCGGTTTCTTTGTATGCTAAAGATGATATTGATGAATTTATTTCAGAATGTATCGCTGAAAGTATGACAAAAAAGGCAAGAAAAACATCAAAGAATGTTGTTAATGTTATTTTGGGAGTTGACTGACTGTGACAAGTGAATTTGAAAAATTTATGAATTATTCCTATCTTGATGAAACGGGACATAGGAGAATTAATAAAGACGCACCCGAAGAAATCAAGACAGAGGCTCGGAAAGCGGATCAAAACTATTTTGAACGTACCGGCAGGCATAAAATGCTGGTTGACTATTAATGTAAGGAGTCAATCATGGATAATTTTAGATTAATATACCGTATACTGAAAATTCTTGAAAAAGCGATGGAGCTTGAGGAATTTGATAAAAACCTGATTTCAGCAGAAAGTCTTGATGTTCCTTTTCCTTTATGGTGCAGGATTATGAAAATGATGGTTGATAACGGATATGTGACAGGTGTCGAAGTGTGGAACGCTTTTGACTGTAACTATCCAAAAGCAGCGCTCGTCAGGCCAGAAATTACTTTAAAGGGTCTGGAATACTTGAATGAAAACACTTTTATGAAGAAAATAGCAAATATCGGTAAGGGTATAAAAGAAAGTGTACCGGGATTATAATAACCGCTCTCACACGAGGGCGGTTTTCTTATGCCCGAAAGAAGGTGAAAAAATGGAACTGAAAGACACGATCAGTCTTATGAATAGCGACAACTATCAGGACAGATTCAAAGCAGAGTATCTGCAAACAAAAATCAGGTATGATAAGCTACACAATACGCTTGTGAAATATGATGCAGGAACGCTGCCCTTTAAGCCTGCAAACATTGAACTGCTCAGAGAACAGGCTGCTGCAATGGGGCGTTACCTTTACATTCTTGAAACCAGAGCAGAGATCGAAAAAATTGATATCTGACCGTCTTGAAAAAGCACAGTGCTTGATCAGGGCGGTTTTTCTATGTCCGGAAGAAGGTGACACAATGAACAAACAGGAAGCCAAAGCCGACAGCGGCAAGCCTCAGCTCACACTTGTGCCGAGAAAAATGCTGCCAATGATAGCAAAGGTCAGGGAGTACGGAACGAAAAAATACGGAGACCCTGAAAACTGGCGGCAGGTCGAGATAAAGAGATACAGGGACGCGGCTTTCAGACATTTCCTTGCTTATCTCGATGATCCGACAGGCAGGGACGAGGAAAGCGGACTTCCGCACCTTGCGCATCTTGCATGCAATATAGCTTTTCTGTGTGAGCTGGAGGATTTACCCTCATAGAATAAAGCACAGCGCCCGCCTGAGCTTGCAAACCCGCGCGGGAATGAAATTATATTACTAACGCAGAAAATGCGTTACAGCGCCTTTTGAGCGCTATTTTTTGTCTGAAAGAAGGTGACACTATGACCGACCTTATCGAAACAATGCGCGACAGTCAGGAGGCTATCGCAGGACAGCAGGAATAGCGTTTTGCAGTCGAATGCAAAGTTGCGTGTGCGTCCTTCGGGGCGCTTGCAGGAGACTGTGAGATAGATACAAAGCAGAAAGGAGTACCATGAGGGACGAAGAAGAGAAGAAGACTGCGGAGGAGCAGGCAGAGGAAACAAAGCCCGAGGAGCAGCCTGCCGAGCCACAGGAACCGGAGGAGACACCTGCTGAGGAAGAAGCTCAGGAGGAAACACCTGCCGAAGCTGAAGAGGATACGCCTACCGAGCCTGAGCCGGAAGCACCGGTGGAGGAACCAACGCCTCCGGAGCAGAGCACAGAACAGCAGCTCAGGGAGGAAAACTTCCGACTGAAAACACAGCTTGAAGCAATGAAGCTCGGTTTTCTGCCGGATGTGATCGAGGACGCGGTTGTCCTTGCCGAAAATGTTTCAAGGCGTGACGGTGTAGAGATCACGGAAGCGCTTGCAGCTGTTGCGAAAAAGTACCCTGCCTGGAAGGCCGGAGCAGCTAAAGGCGGCATTAAGATCGGAGCGGATCATTCCGCAGCCAGTAAGAAGGAAAATAAACAGACTCCGGCGTCAAAGCGCTGGAACAGAACAAATCACTAAGGAGGATTTAAACAATGGGAAATCTTAACTATGCAGAAAGATGGGAGCCGGAGCTTCTTGAGACCAGGATTCAGGAGACACTTTGCAGCCCATTCATCACAACAAACGTTCGCTTCCTGGACGGAAAGACATTCCACTTTACACAGATGAGCACAAGCGGCTACAAGAGCCACAGCAGAAACGGCGGCTGGAACAGCGGCAGCTACAGCCAGACCGATGTACCCTTCACGCTGTCGCACGACAGAGACGTGGAATTCCTTGTGGACAAGGCTGACGTTGACGAGACAAACTCCACCGCCAGCATTCAGAATATTTCCAAGGTATTCGAGCAGACGCAGGCTTCTCCCGAGACGGATGCACTGTTCTTCTCCCGTGTGGCGCAGAAGGCAAAGGCAACGGGTACATATTTCAGCAGCACTGCTGCAAGCTCATACACAAAGGCAAACGTTTTCAGCCGTCTCAAGAGCTTCCTGTCCGTCGGCAAGCTCCGCCGCTACAAGGCTGACGGCACAATGATCATGTACGTCACATCGACAATCATGGATCTGCTTGAGCAGAGCACGGAATTCACCCGTAAGATTGAAATGACACAGATCGCAGAGGGCGGACTCGGTATCCGTACCAGAGTGACGGACATCGACGGCGTGACGATAATGGAGGTTATTGACGATGAGCGCTACTATGACAGCTTCAACTTCGATCCCGAAAACGGCGGCTTTGAGCCCAGCGTCAACACCTACAAAAAGACCGCTGACACTGCTCTCGTGACAGGTAAGACCTACTACACTCTGTCCGGCGCGACATACACGGCAGTTGCCTCTCCCGATGTCAGCGATATCGGCGACTACTATGAGCTTGTAACAGCAGCTGCTCATAAGCTCAATGTTGTTATTGCCACACCCGAAACCACGAAGGTAGTGCCGAAGATCAGCTCAATCTATTACTTTGCACCGGGCTCGCACACCAAGGGCGACGGTTATCTCTATCAGAACAGAGCGCTTTCGGATGTGTTCACCTTCCCGAACGGTAAGGACGGCAACGTTGACAGTATTTATGTTGATATTGATACTGTGGAGTACAGTGCGTGAGGTGAAACGCCATGTATGAGCCGTATCTGAGTGTGGAGGAATATATAGCATCCGGCGGCAGCATACCTCAGGAGGATGCAGGGAATGCTCTCAGAGCCGCCAGCCGCCA